TAAATTCTTTTGCTACACCAACGATAAGCACAGCTGGATTATTAGCTGTTCTCCTGAACAAATAACCATGCTTGTTCTTCAGCTGGGTGCGACGATTGTTAGAACTACAGTTAAAATATGAGATATCGCATTGCCTTCCCCACACTAACTTCTGCAGATGAGGAGGAGCAGATTCTCCTCGATTTAGGCATAAATCAATATATTAAGTGGTCTCTTTCATACTGGAATATCACTTGTTCTCCAGAGATATTAACGATGCTAATATTAAAATATGATATTTCATATTATGATTTGTCAAGAGTAAGTCCGGAGAACTATCTCTAAGCATAAATAGTAGTATCACATCAAGGAATACTACTATGAGCGGACCAGGCCTTACACCAGTTGATCCAAACCCAAGTCAACTAGAAACAATATCCAGAGCACATTCTGACATTATTGAATACACAAAAGCTCGCTTGGGCGATTCAATGATTGATGTTGACCTCGATAAAGGTGACTATGAAGTAGCCATCAAGCAGGCTCTACTTAGATATCGCCAAAGAGCAGAAAGGTCGGTTGAAGAATCATTTGCTTTCTTAGATTTGGTTCCCGACACGCAAGAATACTTCTTACCTAAAGAAGTTATGTCAGTAAAGCAAATATTCCGTCGTGGACTTGGTGGACTCGCCAATGCAACACAGTTTGAACCGTTTAGCTCGGGGTTCTTAAATACCTACATGTTGGTAGCTGGTCGTGTTGGCGGACTTACCAATTACGAATTATTCGTAGACTATCAAAAGCTAACAATGACGATGTTTGGTGGCTATATCACATTTAACTACAACGATGCGACTAAAAAGCTGGTTATTCACCGTCGTATGCCAGGTGAATATGAAGTAGAATCGGTTATGCTTTGGATCTATAACTACAAGCCAGATCAAGTTATTCTCAATGATTACAAGGCTTTTCCGTGGATTCAAGATTACGCTTATTCACTGTGCAAACACATGTTAGGCGAAGCGCGTGAAAAATATGCAACAATCAACGGCCCACAAGGCGGATCATCGTTAAACGGGACCGCAATGAAGACTGAAGCCAAAGCAGAGATGGATCAGTTGATTGTAGACTTAGGACAATATGTTGATGGATCGGCACCAATGTCATTTTTGATCGGGTAATCTTTCGTAGTAGGATAACCAGCATAAATAAGAGTATGAAAACAATACTCTTAAATATAATTAACGCTGATACTTCTTATAACAAGAATGCTACTCGATATCTCTATAAAACCCACCCGGACTTATGGAAGCAGGTAGTAGAAACTACTTGCTTTTTGCCAGAATCGGCGTTAGCCAAACAGCGAGTTTGGCACATTCTCAATGAGATATATGATATACCTAGATGTCCGATAACCGGAGAAGAAGTTAAGTGGTTTTGTAACAGATATTTGGGCACCGCAAATGTATCGGCCAGAACAACACTATTAAACAAATCTGGAAAACTAAACAATCGATCAGAAGAAACTAATAAAAAACGATCAGACTCTAATAGAAAAACTGCTGAGGATGGATTAAGAAAGCCCTCTACTATTTCTGAAGAGACAATAAGACTTCGCACAGAAAAAGCCAAAGAGACTTGTTTAGAGAAGTATGGCGTAGATAACATAAGAAAGTTGCCTGCTATTATAAAGAAAATACAAAAGAAGAAATATGACTGGCATATTGCCAATGGTGGCACACCAAGAGAACAGAGACCGCTTAAAGATTTGTATTATGATGCAGTAAATAGATTCACCAAAGAAAGTTGGGTAAATTACTTCGACAAGATCAACCCTCAACGACTAAATCGTTCTGAGTTTCCGCTTGATCACATCTATAGCATTCACCAAGGATTTATGAATAATATTCCTCCATATATTATTGGACATTGGACTAACTTGCGTATTATCACGCTAATAGAAAACTCATCAAAGGGAAAACGATGCAGCAAGTCTCAAGAAGCATTGTTCAAAGATTTTTTTGCCAACATAGGTAAATAATTATATGAGAGCAAAAGAATTTATAACTGAAGGTGGAACAGGATCGTTGGCACCAGGAGTTGCAGATGCTCTTCCCGCAACTTGGGTCCTACCTGACCTTAAGAGCCAAGACCCCTACTTACAGTATCGCTTTGGTTTAGCACTTGCCGCAGCAAGAGCGCAAGCAGCCGGTGAAGTATCTTACGCAGACGAAAGCATGTTTGGTGAGAAAATGGTTGTGATGGCCTATACACCAGAAGAAGAAAAAACACTCAATATGGCATTAGCTATGTATGGTAAAAATAATGCAAGCCAACTCATATCTACTCGCAGTTCATCAGAGGCAAGCGATGTTCAAAAACATTCACCGGTAGCAAATATCAATCCGAAACGCAAAATCACATATTAACCAAAATACTTGATTCTACCTACTCATATCCTGTAACATAAGTATATGAAAAATCAACGATGCCTTTATATAGATATGGACGACGTAGTTGCTGACTGGAATAAAGAAGCTCGCCGCTACTTAAAAAGAACTTGGGAATCCGGTGTATGGATACCAGAATCCGAATGGCAAAATTTAGAGGATCATAAAAGATTCTATCGAGACTTACCTCTTATGGAAGGCGCCGAAGAGCTAATTGCGTGGGCAAGAACATTTACTGAGAAGAATAACATGCATTTGGCTTTCCTAACCGCATTGCCTAAAAACAACAAGATGCAATATGCAAGCTATGATAAGTTTCTTTGGGCACAAGAGCGTTTCCCAAATATTCCTGTATTCTTTGGCCCATACTCACACGACAAACACCATCACTGTCAACCGGGTGACATTCTAATCGACGACCGCACTTCAAACTGTGTAGAATGGCGACTTGTCGGAGGGATAGCTCATCAATACACAACATGGGAGAAATGTAAAGAATGGATCTTCCATAATTTGGACAATACAATAAAATGAGAATAACTTATATTGGTCCACCATTAGGAACTTCTGCTTGGGATAACACTATTATATTCGACGACGAGTTTGATAATGGGCTTGATATGGATAGTATGTGCTGTTGGGTTAGCAATACATTTAAGGAGAATTTTATTATCCTTGAGTATAGTGAGAAGAGCATCGCAGGAGGATGCTTAGATAATGCTAAAGCGTGGAATGACGGATATGATAGCGATAGGTATATACTAATAGATAGATGGGAATTACGCTGCTCGTCAGAAGATGCAACCTTATTTCTACTAAAATACTCAAACAAGGAATCAGCATGATTATCAGTCTAAGTGGTTTGATAGGAAGTGGCAAGGACACGGTGGCAGAAATGCTGGTAGAACAACACGGATTCACGCGAGACTCATTTGCAGGAACACTCAAAGATGCAGTATCCGCAATCTTCGGATGGAATAGAGAGATGCTTGAAGGTAAGACCAAGGAAGCAAGGGCACAACGAGAAATAGTTGACCCGTGGTGGTCTGTTCGTCTTAATAACCCAGAATTATCGCCAAGATGGATTCTCCAACATTTTGGCACAGAGGTCTGCAGAACACATCTTCACACTGATATCTGGGTTGCCAGTCTCGAAAACAAACTACGAAATCTAACTGAGGGAAATATTGTCATCAGTGATGCGCGGTTCACTAACGAACTCGATATGCTCAAAAATGCAGGAGCGCAGATGATATGTGTATCTCGAGGACCAAAGCCGTTTTGGTGGAATACGGCAATTCAAGCTCATACTACGCCCGAAGCAATGGCCAAAATGATTGCACTTGATATACACAAAAGCGAGTGGGATTGGGCAGATTATAACTTTGACCTACATATCAATAATAACAAAAGCCTAGTTGAGTTAGAACAAACCGTCGATCTTTTAGTAGATTAAAAATCAGGAGTTAACTTTTCTCTGCCGTCTGGCTTCCATCCTAAACTACTATACTGAATTTCAATCGCACAATTAGCACAAATCGTCTTTAAGTTAAACCAATCATTATTAGCAGAATTGCCATCTAGGTGGTAGACTGCTGACTGTTCCGTGTGTTTAAATCTAAATCCACACTTCTCGCATTTATCCTTCTTCTTATATCCTGTTCTTAGCCATCCTGCCGGAAGAGGTTTCTTCTTCTTTCGATAACATTGGTCACACTTATTTCGGTAATATGTCTTACCGTATTTAATATAATTTACTGCTACGGGTTTAACGTGACAGCAGGGACATAGTTTACGCTCTAGCATATAGTATTTAGTGAAGGCACTTTATAAAGTGCCTTCTACGGCGCCTGTTTTTGCCATAATGGCATAAATATTACTAACAAGTAATTTAACTATTACACACCAATTTTAGGAGAGACAATGCTATATCATTTTACATATAAGACAACAAACACAATTAATGATAAGTCTTATTATGGAAAACATTCAACCACTAATCTAGAGGATGGATATCTGGGATCAGGACTAAATCTATCTCGTGCGATTAAAAAATATGGTAGAGAAGTATTTACAACTGAAATTCTCTTCTTTTATGAAAACACAGAAGAGTTAAACAATGCCGAAAAAGAATTAATTACCGAAGAGATGATCAACTCTAATACGACATATAATATTGCAGTTGGCGGCCAAGGAGGAAATCTGGGATTGTTAGTTAATAAGAAAATATCTCAAAAAACTAAAGGAGTTAAAAAAGGGCCATGTTCAGACACACATAGAAAAAATATGAGACTTGCTAAACTTGGGTATGTCTTCTCAGACGAAAGTTTAAAGAGAAGATCTACCACAGTCAAAGAAAAAAATGCAAAATTGACTAGACGTGAAAAAGCAATCGGTTCAAGATCTTCAGGAGAAAAGAATGGATTTTATAATAAATCACACTCTGCTGAATTTAAAGAAAATCAAAGAAATCGTTTATTGACTCGTTCTATTCCAATAAGTGCTAAATCAGTCACTATTAACGGGATAACTTATTCAATGATGATGACAGCAATGAAAGAACTTGGCGTCAATAGACGCACACTACTTAAATTAATAGGAGAAAAATAATGCTAGTATCCCCAGGACAAGAAATCACTATTATTGACGACAGTCAATATGTTTCATCAAGCGTAGGAACCGTTCCTTTTATCTTACTTGCAACAGCACAAGATAAGACATTCCAAGGACTTCCAGCAGCATATACATCTAAAGCAAATGCAGGACAACTATTGTCTTTTAGCAGTCAGCGTGATATGATTACTAATCTTGGTTATCCACTATTCAAACAAAGCTCGGCAGGAACACCGCTAAACGCATATGAAACAAACGAATATGGATTAATGGCTGGTTATAGCGCAATGGGCGTAAGCAATAAGTCATTTGTTATTCGTGCAGACATTGACCTAGCTCAACTAGAAGGAACAGCAGTTCGTCCAATAGGGTTACCATTGAATGGAACAATGTGGTTAGATTTATCTAATTCTACTTGGGGAGTTTTTGAGTGGAATAAAATAACA